TTGCCGGTCATGTCGCGGAGCGTCCCGTCCGAGTTATAGAACTCGAGCGTGAGGACGATGCCTTGCCGGCCGTGAAGGATCAGGTTGCCGTTGTCGTCAACGACAGGCTGGAGGACGCTCATGCCCCGGCGTTTCGCAACGCCTCACGCCAGGGGCTAGGAAATCACGCTTCAACCGAAGTGGTTGCTCATCAACCGAGGTCGAGCTCGAAGGTGAGCTTCGACTTGGCTCCTCCGTTTCCTGCGGAAGCTCCCTTGGACTTCGCCGATTTCCCGCCTTCGGGAGCGAGCGACCGGCCGAGCGGATCCGAGTTCGGCGTGACTCCCGAGGCATCGACTGAAGCAGCTCCTGCGTTTTGTGCGAGAAAGTTGGTGCCGGAGAGCTCGGGCGTGCCGTCGGGCGGCGGACGGCCGTACATCTCCATGTGATATTCGAGATCGGTGATGAGGCCGGCGCTGAGGTCCTGCTTGAGGCGCGCGGACTTCATCACCTTCTGCGGCTCGAGCTCGAGCACCGGGCGGAGCTCGACCGGGTTGAACTTGACGACGATCCGACCCTGGTAGCCAGCGAGGCGCGCGGCGAGCGTCAGTGACTTGCTGAAATGCTCGCCGACCGGGCGGTTGAGGCTGTCGCAGGCGAGCGCGAACAAGCGTGCTTCGGTGCTCGCGACCTGCCCGCCATTGCCCTTGCCGATGACGGCCGGCATGACCTTGAGCGCGGCCTGGTTCTGCGCGTCGAGGACGTCGATGACGCCCTGGATCTGGAGGCCGGCGCCGGGGTTCTTGTCGTTGATGACCTTGGCCGTGACCGCGCTCGAGTGGACGAGCGCCTGGTCCGACCGGACGGTCGCGATCTGGGCCGAGACCTTGGCCACCTCGCCCTCGACGAATTCGCGGATCTTCTGCGGGTTCTGACGGATGGTGGCCGGTGCGTTCTGCGACAGCACCTCCTCGAGCACCGAGATATCGAGGCGCGGATAGCCGACCACGCGCATGATCCGATAGAGCTCGTTGATGACCTCGGTGCGGGCGGCGATCGTGTTGATCGCGGCGACGAACGGCGAATAGGTCGAGACGTCCGTCGGGTTCTGGTGGAACCGGGTGATGAAGAAGGACGGGATGTTGAGGTCGATCGTGCCACCACCCGACTTGGGCCGCTGGAACGGAGCGTAGACGCCCGGCTGGGTCTCGTTCCAGTTGATCGAGGACGGCTCGACCAGGCGCATCTCGCTTGGCACCATCTGTTTGTCGAAGACGAGCTCGCCAGCGATCATCCCGCGCAGCAGCAGGTAGTAGCGCATGTCGCTGCACAGGGTCTCGAGCAGTGGCTTGTTCGAATAGCCGATCGAATAGTCGGAGACGACCGTCATCTGCTCGAGGATCTGGTTGGCAAGGTCGATACCCTGCGGGTCGAGCTGGTTGTTGGCGTCGTAGGCGTAGATCACCAGGTCCGCGCTGCCGGCGATCGACAGATAAGCATGGACCGCCGCGGACACGTCCGGGTCCTGGTTGACCAGGGTGTTGAGAAGGTCGCGCGAATCCGTGCTTTGACGGTTCGTGTAGAGGTCGTCGAGATGCTCGCGATAGGTCGGGAGCTTGAGCAGCTTCTGCGACGGGTTGTACGTCGGCGTAAGGCTGCGACCGCCCTTGAGCTTGCCCTTCGGCAGGATCAGCTTGACAGGATTGTTCACCGCGCGCCGAGCCTCGACAGCTTGGCCGCGCTACGCAGCAGGTTGCTCGGCGCAGGCGCCGCGATCCCTGAAATCAGCGAGGAAGTGGCGATCACCCCGCTCTGGGTCTGGTACATGTGTTCGCAGATCCTCCGGCTCAGAAGGTTGAACGCCATGCTGTGGAAGAAGTGATCGTTGCCGGTCGTCTTTTTCCAGGTGGCCTCAGCATTGGCGTCGGGGTTCTCATCGCGCACCATGTCGCAGAGATGCGTGATCAGCGTCTCCTTCAAATGTGTGTAACCGCGGATCACCATCTTCCGCTGAGAGATTGCGGCGAGGATGCGATCGAAGATCTGCACCTGGTTGGCCGAATAATGGGTCAGCACCCCGAGCTCGTCCTTGTGCGGCGCAAGCGCTGCGGTGCCCCGCCACTGGATCGGCATGACCAGGCCCTGGGTGTGGTCACGGAGCGCCGCAGCCGTCGGCTCGAACGGGAAGCGGTCGATCGCGCCCTGGGCGAGGTTGTAGACCTTGCGGAGCTCCGACACCCGCTGCTCGAGCCGGGCGTAGGGCACCTGCTCGAAGAGGATCCACTCGGGAAGGCCATCCTCGGTCTCGATCGAGAGGGTGATGTAGCACTGGAAGCCGACGTCGATGCCGAGGAACACCGGCACGTCGGCGCCAATGTCGGGGATGTCCCCGCCCTTCATGCACGCCTCAACGTCCTCGCGCTGGACCTGGGCGTCGGCAGAGTTGAAGGGCTCGCCGAGCACGGTGTTGTAGAAGCCGCGAAGGAAGCCCTGCTGGAGATATTTGGCGAGCTGGCCGAAGACGTAGGCCGGGTCGAGCCGGCCGGCGGAGAACGGGCGGACGTAATAGCCCCGGAAAGCGCTGCGACTGGGGTAGCGGGCCACCCACTCGCGCAGTGACGGGTCGATGAGGTCTAGGCGCCGCTCGCACCGCTCGCATTTCACCCAGGTCTCGGAGAGATCCATCGTGGCGATGATCTCGGCGGTGAGGTCGGTGAATTCCTTAAGGTCGAGAGCCTCGAACTCGGGGCAGTGGACGTGCTTGGGCGTGAAGCGCGGGATCTGCCAGTGGTTGCAGGCCTCGCAGCGGACCTCGTACTCGCGCTGGTCCGTCAGCTTGTAGCTCTTGTCGATCCCGTAGTTGAGGAAGGTCGGCGTCGAAAATTTCTGCGTGATCCGCATGTCTGAATTCTGCAGACGCGACTGGTAGAGGCCGATCATGTCCTCGGGGCTGAGGTCGAGCTCGTCGTGCATCAGGAAGTCGGCGGGGATGCTGGTCGCGTCGTCCTCGCCGCACCCGGTGATGTAGCCGAAACTGTCCTTGATCTGGATCAGGCCGGTCGAGCGGATCGGCTTGACGTCGGCCGGCGGGTTGAAGACCTCGTCGCGGTCGAGCAGCGGCTTGATGCGGGTCTTGTAGACGCGCTTGAACATGTCCTCGTTGGGCAGCGTGAAGATGCCGCTGATGCTGTCGTTGCGCGTCAGCATGCCGAGGTATTTGCGGAGCTGCACCTCGGTGAGGCCGACCTGCGAGCATTTGATGCAGCTGAGGTCGGGATGCATGTCGTCAAGGATCGCGCGCTGGAAATGGTACGGCTCGAACGGCGTGTTGCGCTTGATCGTCGTGTTGTTGTGAACCCATTCGCTCATCGACTGGGTTGAAGAGCCCGCGCCGTAGCGCTGCTTCACCGACTGGTAGAGCTCCTCGAACATCGCCGAGCCTGTGGCTGTGGTTTAGCGGCGGGAACAGGGCGGGTTGTGGGTTAGAGGTGACTGAGTCACTTCAAAAAATCGCCGTGCAATTTTTCCGGCCCGGGAGTCTTAGGGTCGGGATGAGCAACTATCCCACGCTGCGCCTCGGTGTCCTTCAGGGGCTCTCGGCGCTCAAGGCATCGTGCGATGCAGAGCCGGGTTACCTCCGCAAGGCGGAGTGCCCTTACGACAACGACACGGTGAAACTGCTCGAGCAGCTGTTCCAGCCCAAGACGATCGTCGAGACCGTCGAGAAGTTCATCGAGAAGCCGGCCAAGGGCAAGGTCGGCCGTCCGAGCAAGAAGCGCGAGCTCGGCGAGGACGAGGTCAGCGAGGTCGAGAACGAGACCAAGGAGCTGCTGAAGGAGCTGCGGAACCTCGACAAGGACATGGCCGGCGAGAAGAAGCAGCTCGACACCGCCACCAAGCTCTCGATCTACAAGACCCGGGCGATGCTTCTCGAGAAGCTGGTCACGATCCGCGAGCGCTTCACCGCCGCGCGCAAGGTGGTCGAATTCATGGACACCGTCATGGGCATCCTCGACGACCTCGTTCCCGAGGAGCGCCGGGCCGAGATGATGACCCGATTGGAGCCCTATCGTTGAGGTGGCGCACCAACCCCTTCGAAGGCTGGCACACGGCCTTCGCCTGGTTCCCCGTCTGGCTCAGCGACGGGACCACCGTCTGGCTCGAAACCTACCGCTTTTACGTCTCGCACAGCGGGACCGTCACCACCCTGATCAAGGATAAGTAATGTCCAGCATTTTCCGCGACTTCGCGCCTCTCTACTGGGAGGCGGGCATCCCCGCCATGCCACTCAAGATCAAGTCGAAGGCTCCGATCCTTTCGGAGTGGACCCAGTATGGCACCAACATGCCGTCCGCCGCGGTGCGTGACCACTGGTTGACCGAATACCCGCGGTCCAACATCGGCCTGCCCTTCGGCCCCGCCTCCGGCCTTTGCGCGATCGATATCGACACCACCGACGAAGAGCTGGTGAAGATCATCGAGGACTGCCTGCCGCAGACCCCATGGCGCCGCGTCGGCAAGAAGGGCTGCGCGCTGGTCTTCAAGTGGCAGGGCCAGAAGAACTTCAAGATCAGGTCCGACGACGGGATGATCTGCGAGTTCCTCGGCCTCGGCAACCAGCTGGTCCTTCCGCCCTCGATCCACCCCGACACGGGCGAAGCCTACACCGCGACCTGCGATCTGTGGGACGTGATGGACAAGATCCCGTCGCTGGGCGTGGACATCGAGCAGAAGCTGCGCGACGCACTCGGCATCAAGGGCGTCTCGCTCTCGCACGAGGGCCGCTCGAAGCCATTGGACGTGGTCCCGGCCGGCGAGCGCGACATCCAGCTGGTCCGCCACGCGGGCTACCTCGCCCGATGCGTCTTCGGCATGGACAAGAATTTTCGCCCCTCGCTGCTCGAGGGCATGCAGCACATGCAGCACTGGGTGCAGAACTTCACCGCCCGGGTCGCGGGCGACGACATGGACCCGCAGAAGGGCATCGCCAAGCTCTTGGAATTCCTCCTTCGTGATATCGAGGGCGGTCGGACCCTGCCCGAGGGGTGGGATGCGGGGCTCACCGAGGAGCAGCTCGCGCATCCGACGATCGCCGCGATCGCCGAGAAGAACCAGGCCGAGCGCTGGGACCTGGTCCGCGCCCGCGAGTGGTTGATCGAGCAGGTCAACATGAAGGTCGGCGACGACCGCTGGGCGCTGCAGAAGGTCCGCGAGCTGGTCTCCAAGGTCGCCCGGGACGAACAGTTCGACGAGTTCGAATATGACGCCCTCATTCCCGAGATCCTGCGGGCGCTGGGCGACGGCGCCAAGCTGTCGCGCCCGATGATCAAGAAGATGTTCGCGGCCGAGCGTGCCGGCGGGGGCGACGAGGAGACCGCCGACGATCACGAGGCGATCGCCCGCCAGGTGATCGAGGAGATCGGCCGCGGCGGGCAGCTGTGTCACTACCAGGGCTCCTTCTGGCAGTGGAACGGCTCGTGCCACGAGCAGCTCGACGACGCGGTGATCTACAAGCATGTCGCCGAGCGGGTGAAGGGCAACAAGCTCGCCAAGCGCCACAACGATTATGTCGCGATCGTCAAGACCATCGCCATCCTGACCGACGGGAAGCTCGAGGAGAACCCGGAGCTCGGCGTGAACTTCGCCAACGGCTTCCTCGACATGAATGGGGCTTTGCACGAGCACTCGCCGACCTTCGGCAAGACGTTCACCATGCCGTTCAACTACATCCCCGCGCGGCAGCACGAGTGCCACCGCTTCCTCGGCATGCTCGAACAGGCCTGGGGCGACGATCTCGACTATGACGAGAAGGTCAACGCGCTGCAGGAGGCCATGGCGGCGACGATGTTCGGCATCGCGCCGAGGTATCAGCGCGCCTTCCTGCTCTACGGCAAGGGTGGCACCGGCAAGTCACAGCTGCTCGAAATCCTGCACGCGATGATGCCGACGAACGCGGTCTGTGCGGTGCCGCCGCACAAGTGGGGCGAGCGGTTCGACCTGACCGCGATGATCGGGAAGGTCTTGAACGTCTGCGGCGAGCTTCCCGAACAGGCGATGATCGCCGGCGATCGCTTCAAGGGCGTGGTCTGCGGCGAGCCGCAGCACACCGAGTATAAGGGCAAGGACGGGTTCAGCTTCTCGCCAATCGCGGCGCACTGGTTCGCCTCGAACCACTTGCCGCGGACGCGCGACGACACCGACGGCTTCACCCGCCGCTGGCTCATTTTCGAGTTCAAGCGCAAGGTCCCCGAGTCCGAGCGGATCCTCAACTTCTCCGACGTCGTCATCGCCGAGGAGCGCGAGGCGATCGCGGCCTGGGTGGTCGAGGGCCTGAAGCGGCTTCTGGCGCAGCGCGAGTTCACGCTGCCGGCGTCGCATCGCCGGCTCGAGAACCTGATCCTTCGGTCAAACAACTCCGTCGCCGCGTTCCTGCAGAGCTGCGAGAGGGTCCGTCCGGACGAGGCGAGCGAGGCCGACTGCCGCGCGGTCTTTGACCAGTACATCTTCTACATGAAGGAGGTCTCGCGCGGCATGGGTGTCACTTACGAGCGCTTCAAGGTGATGCTCGAGGGCCTCGGCCTGGCGGTCACCGAATACCGCGACGAAATGCGAGTTACCCGGGACAAGGTCGCCGGGCTGAAGGTGGTGGATCCATGTTCCCGTACGGCTTGAAGGGTGTCGAGGTCGACGAATGGAGGCCCGAATGAGCCTCTACGTTGGCCCCTACACCATGTGCCAGCTGATCGCGGACACTCCCGAGGAGCTGGAGGAGGCCTGTTTCCGGCTGAAGGTCGAGGTCGACTGGCCGATCATGCTCGACCCTAAGAAACGGCCCTGGGCGCTCGGAATTGGCGCGATTGAGCTCTCCCGGCGCGAATTTGTAGTAAAACTGAGCGAAATTGAGGCTCTTGGGCGTGGTTTAGGACCAAATCTCGCGCAAATGTGCAGGTAATTGAACAAAATCGGGCGTCAGGACACGGTTCTGGCGCCCTTTTTGTGCCTGTGGATTAGCGTTTTTCGGAAAATTACCCCGGCGCATTTTCGGGATGATCTGTCTCATGAGGGAGCCTTCCAGCACAAAAAGCGTGCTACCCTTCCCGGAAAACTGCCATTTTTGCTCAACATCACTGTGTTAGCTGTTCTACTTAAGTTTTACTATTCTACCTGGGTGGCTGCCCTACCTTGTGACCATGGAACGACGAAACGTCCTCTCTGGGCGAACAGCCCCTCTTTGTCCTCGCCAGCCGGCGGGGATGAGGGCGCTTGCCCGCGTTACGGCGCTCCATCTGGGGAATTCCCCAGTTCATCAAAGCAACGGAAGGAATAAACCCATGACTGAAGTTACGTTCAACGCTGAGACCTTTGCTGCCGACAAGCGTGCTTTCGGCAACGCCATGCGGAACGCGGAAGGCAAAGGCGACAGCTTCGCTCGCGTCTCGCTTGCCGCGCTCATCACTGAGGCGCTGTCGCCGCTGACCTTGGCGGTTTCGGTCTATGACGAATTCGAGCCCAAGGGCGCGAACGGCAAGCCGAGCGAGCCGAAGGAAAGCGAGAAGGCCGCTTGCGGCGTCTCCGTCTCCTCGCTCCGCAGCGCACGCGGTGGCGAGGGCGCACGCTCCACGCTCGAAGCAATCTTTTACGTCTTCGACAACATGAGCGTGGACAGCGAAGCTGTCACTGACTTTGTCCTTAACAAGCGTGGAGCCTTCAAGCTCTTCCCGCTGAAGAAGCATCTGCAAGCCGTGAAGGCGGCAGCGGCGCGCGACGCGGCGAAGGCGCTTGGCGGCGACGAAGGCGAGCCGAAAGAGGGCATGGAAGCGGACGGCGAGCCGACACTGGCGGAGCGTATCGAAGCGCTTGCGCTGGAAATTGCCGATGCCGACGTTTCGCTTCTGGCGGACGACGACGCCGACAAGGCGCTCGCCGCGATGCTCGACGCGGTGAAGGGCGTTTATGATCGCCTTGCGGCGGCCGAGACGCTCCGCACCGGCACGAACGGCTAACTGACTTCCGGCGGAATTGGGGAATTCCCCAATTCCGCCGGTTATTCGGGCGGCGTCTCCCCTTCGCCGCCCTAATAACCGACAACGGAGTGTCCGCTTATGTCCCGCGCCCATGTCCAAGGCTTTGACAGCAACCCCGCGCAATTCGAGCGCATGGGGAACCCGTGGATAACCCCGCGCGAACAGCAGGAGCTAGGCGAGCCTAACCGCCGGGCGCGAAAGGAAAACAAGCGCTTGCGCCCGTGCCAGCTCGAATATCGGGAGATTAAGCGAATTGCCCGCGAGCCGACGCCGGAAGAGGCCAAGCGCAAGGCGCAGCGCGACACTTTGTGGCAAATTCGCCGCTTGGACAAAGCGCTGCGGCTGGAAGAGGATCGGGTTGCGGCTGTCCCGCCGCCGCCCGAACCGCCGGTCGTGGTGATTAGGCCGGTTCAGGACAAGCCGTTAAGCGAATTTGACCCGCGCCGCATTGCCGGAGACTTGCAGCGGCTGGAGCGCGAACAGCGCCGCGCCCGAATTCAGGCGAAGCGCGACCTAGGCGACTGGAAAGCCGCCGCCGAGTTGGAGCTGGGCGCTATCGCGCTCTGACCAAAGGTTAGCAGAATTCACCAACAGCCTCGGCGCGGCGCGCGTCGGGGCTGTTTCCGTTCGTCCGCGCCACAAAAGGAGTTTGTCACCATGACCCGCATTGTCCGCAATGACCGCGTTATCGTCGAGCGCCGCTTTCAGGCCAAGCTCGAGAAGCGCCAAGTCCAGGTTCCGATGAACCGGATTGCCGGAACGCTCAGCCCGAGGTTCGCGTGAAGCGCGCCCGCGATCGCCGGCGCCGCAAGGACGCGATCGGCGTCGCGCTGATCGTCGCCCAGATCGGGCTCGCCGCAAGCTACGTCGCCTGGGCAGTCCATGAGGATCACGTCCACGGCATCAGCGTGGCCGAGGATCTGGCGACGGTCGGGCTGTAAAGCCGAGTTTGGCCTTATGAGAAATTTTTTGAAGTGACCTGGTCACTTGTGGGCCGGGTTAGCGGATTTTACCACTTGTTGGTGGAATTTGCTGCGTTGGGGAGGGCGACAACCCCTCCGAAAACCCCAAGTATTGGTCAAATAACTGTCCCTACCCCTCTCTATTATTAATTCATTCGTCTTAAGAAGAAGAAGAAAAAATTATATATATAGGGGTCCTAGGACTAGAAGTGACCAAGTCACTTCAAAAAATTTCTCATAAGCGCGAAATCGGAAAATCATCAACGAAAGGAGCACTCGTCATGCGCCTCGTCGTCAACATCACCTGCGGCCTCACCGGCTGCTTGTCCATCGCCACCGGCGTCTTCGGGAGTGCCTACTTCCAACCACCCCACGGTGCCGACCCCGGCGCGATCAACGCCGTCTGGCTCACCTTCTTCACCCTCATCTTCATCGGCCTCACCCTGGTCTGGGGTGCGGCTTCGAAGATCGGCCGCGCCAAATGATCGGCCGCGCAAAATTCGAGATCGCCGCCTTTTCCCTGACTGTGGGGCTGATCGCCGGCGTGATTTTCAACCTGGTCGCACTTTGCATGTGACCTAGTCACTTCCTCAACGCGCTGATGATCGACGGCGCAAGTTAGTCCAACAAATCGATCACCGGCCCGGACGGGCACCCAAACATCAACCCTCAAAAGCGCGATTCCGCGCCACGGGAGAACTTTGCCATGAACACGACACTGATCCCGGCCCTGACTATCGATCAGGCCGCGAACCTCGCACACTGGCAGGCCAACCAGGCCCTGCGTTGCGGTCGTATTGGCGACGCCGAAGGCTTCGCCGTCCACGCCAACAAGATGTACGACGTGCTCGAAGCCGCCCGCTATCCGACGCTGACGACCGAAGAGATCGTCCGCCGCCTCGGTCGCGGGAAGGCGATGGTTCTCAAGATCGAGCGCCGCATCATCAACCTGGCGCTGGCCCATTGAACAACGACGCCGGCATCCTCGAGGGGAAACCCAAGCGCACCAACCTCCACGACCTCGTCGTGGTCGCCATCACGCCTGGGATTCCCCTCCGCTGGGTGATCGTCGCCGCGAACCTGAACACAGTTCAGAAGGGCTACCTCAAATACGCCGTCCGCAACGCCACCAGCGAGCAGCATGATCTCGCCCGCCAGAACGCCGAGTCCATCACTGAGGACGACGCCTGGCTCATGCTCAAAGCCACGCCGCCCACCTACCGCGAGGCCGTGCCGCTCTACGCACAGATGTGGCTCAAAGCCTCGCCCATGATCGACCGCGAGGTCGCCGCCCTGCTCGGCGTCACCCGCCACAAAGTCATGCGGTGGCGCAACCAGACCGACTTCGACTTCCTGACCGGAGTGCCCATCAAATGACCGCAGTTCTTCTCAAGGAGCAGATCGCTCCCAACACCTACCAGACCATCGCCGGCCTCAAGGTCGCCTACGAGGACATCGACGACGGCCATATCCACCTGGTCGCCAACGGCATCTTCACCGGCACCCGCGCCGAGAACGATGCCATCGACCTCGCCCTGTCCCGAGCCAAGCGCTCGTTCGAGCTCTCGTTCGAAACCGGCCGGGTCACCCGCGGCAAATTCCGCATCGCCACGCTGCGCTACCGCGGCACCCACAACGGCGAGCGCAACTACGAGATCGGTCTCGTTGGGAGGGCCGCGTGAGACGCGACCTGATCGCCGCCCTCGCAATCGCCGGCACGCTTGCCTCGGGCTACGCCCCGACCAGCGCGCTTCGTGAGCTCGAGACCGACGAAGAACGCGCCAAAGAGCGCCGCGAGCGCATCGCCAAGGCTAATCGCGAGCGCAACCGCCGCGAGATCGCCCGCGTCGAATCCTACGACAAGGGCATCGACCCCACCAACGGCCAGAAGCTGTCCAGGCAGCAACGCCGCCAGATCGAACGGAAAGGAATACCCGTCAAATGACCTTCAATCGCCAAGACGCCTTCGACCGCGCCGTCACCGGCATCATCAAGCAGGGCCGCTTCGCCGTCCGCGACGGGAGTTGTTGCTACCGGTTCGACCCCGATGCCAAAGCCGCCCGTCCGCTCGCGGATTATCCACCCGAGGTCTGCTACGCGACCGCTCCCTGCCGCTGCGCCGTCGGTCAGCTGATCCCCGACGACAAATATGACATCACCATGGAAGGCAAGCTGGCCTACGCGGCAAGCATCGTCGATGCCCTCGGCAACCCGGACGAAGAGGATCTGCGGTTCCTCCAGGCCCTCCAGGAGATCCACGACGCCTGCGCCCGCGATGACGAGAGCCTGGATGCGTTCATCAGCGACGCCCGCGTGTTCGCCCGGCAGTACGGCCTCAACACGGCAGTGCTGCCGTGAACCAGGATATCCTCGCCGTCCACGACGAGTTCTCGCTCATCGCCGACAGCCTCGGCAACGGCAACGCCTGGATCTACGACGTCGACGGCAACGCGCTGATCCTCGTCGATCGGAGCCAGGTCGACGCCGCGAAACAGGTTCTCCCCCTGATCGCCCGTGCATTCGACGCCGGCCGCGAGCTCGGGATCAACGTCGGCGAAGAGCAAGCCCGACGCCGGGTCAGGGAGGCGATCGGTGCCTGAGCCCAGCCCCTACGCCCCGCCCCTCGAGCTCGCTCGCGTCCGCGATCGTCGTCTCGACGCCGATATCAAGCATCACAGCACCATGCTTGCGATGCTGCTGAAGCGAAAGTTCGACGACCGCCCAGTCCTCAACAACTGGGCCGCGTTGCTCGACTATCTCAAGGCCAAGCTCGTCGCGCTCCAACAAGAAGAGGTCCGCGTCCTCTTCCTCGACAGCAAGAACCACCTGATCGCGGACGAAGTCCACAGCCGCGGGACCATCGACGAGTGCCCGGTCCACGTCCGCAATCTCATCCACCGCGCACTCGACCTCGGCGCCGCCGCACTGATCCTCGCCCACAACCACCCGAGCGGCGACCCGACCCCGTCCGCCCAGGACATTCACATCACCCGCAACCTGATCGAGGCCACGAAACACCTGCGTATCACCATCCACGACCACATCATCGTGGGCGGATCGCAGCCTCCAGTTTCAATGCGAAGCCTAGGACACTTGTCATGAGCCCCCTCGACACAATTCGACGATACCTCGAGCTTCACTCAGAGGCACAAAACCTGCTGGCTGAAGCCGAAACCGTGGCCAAGGAAATCGGCCGCAAACTGCTGAAGGTCGGCCTGCCCGGTACCTTCAACGGCTACGTCGAGATGGATCTCAACACCGACGTTGAGTCCATCTACGAGAACAACGATCACGTCCTCTTTACGGGCTCGGTTTACTCCTTCGGCTGCACCGACCGCGGCTCGTTTCAAATTCCGAAAGAGCTGCTCCGCTGTCACCCGTCTGAGGTCGACGCCAAGATCGCCGCAATGGTCGAACAGCGTAAGCTCGATGAAGCCGAGCGGCGCCTGAAGAACCGCCAAGACCGCGAACGGCGAAAAGCCGCGCGCGCCGAGCGCATCGAGGCCGCTGAGCGAGCCAAGCTCGCCGAGCTCAAAGCGAAATACGATGATTAATCCCTACCTCGCCGCCGAACTCCGCCGCGCCAAGCGCACCTTCCAGAAACAAGCCCGCTTCAACCTCGCCGAGGCCTGCCACATCACCCTCGGTGCAATGGCCGACGCCCGCGTTCCCAACGAGGCCGAGCAGGAAGCCGACTTCCTGATCGGTCTAGCCTTTGGAGATCCGATCCATGCGTGACCCCACTCCCATCCTCGTTCGCGCCCGCGAACTGATCGCCGACCCCGAACATTGGACGCAGGACGAGTACGCGACCGACAACACCGGCCGCGCAGTCAGCCCGTTCGACACCGACGCCTATTGCTTCTGCACGCTCGGCGCGATCGACCGCGCCGTTTACGAGCAACTCGGCGGGACCATCCCGAGGAATACAAAGGGCCTCGACGACACCGCGCGCGTTGAGAATCACCCGCTCGCCAAGGCGGCAATCACGAAGCTCCAGGACCTCCTCGGCGGACGGTTCGTGTCCGACTTCAACGACGAACACGAACACCCGGAGATCCTCGCCCTTCTCGACAAGGCGATCGCCCAATGACCGACGTCCGCACCGCCGCGCTCAAGACCTTCGAGTTCTTCGAGCAGCACCCCGACTGCCACATGAAATATGCCATGGCCGAGGCGCCGGCGTCGAACCCCTACTGGCCCGAAGCCACGCACTTCTGCTGGCTCGGCCGGTTTGCGCGCGAGCTTGGCCAACTCCCCGAAGACGAGCGGGTCGGTGACTACGAGGAGGGCTACACCGAGTGTGCCCGCGCCGGTGTTCGCTACGAGGCGATCATCGGCATGAACGACGTGGAGGGCGTGCCGCTCGACCACGTCCTCAACAACATCCGCCAGTATCTCCACGAAACGGGCCTCATCTGATGACGGGCCACCGCACCTACCTCGACCTGTCCGCCGACAAGCGTCGGGGCAACGTCGTCATGATCCACAGCCGCAACGACGCGCTGATCGAGGCCGTGATCAAGGCCAAGAAGAAGGGAATTCACGATGACTTCTCCGTCGCAGCTTAACCGACTGATGCTCGAATTGGCTGAGCGGTGCGAGAAGGCGACGGGGCCGGATCGCGAGCTGAGCAAGCAAATCCATGCTGTCGTCGAGGGGCGGACATACCATCACCTAGAGACGGCGAGCTACCGTAATCCACCGGCTCCCCACTTCACCGCCTCTCTCGACGCAGCAATGACGCTGGTGCCGGAGGGCGCTAGCCGCTTCATTTTCGTTCGAGTTGGCGGCCGGTGGGGCTGCTACATCGATGACGAGCGCGGCATCATCGGGTCATGTGACGATGCTGCAACCGCCGCCCTCGCCCTCTGCGCCGCCGCACTACGCGCCCGCGCAACCGCCGAAAGGCTATCCCGATGAGATGGATCGGCTTCGTGGTCACCTCGGCCGCAAACGAATTCATTTTCACTCCGATCTCCGACGCCAACCAAAGCACCCGCCCGCTCGATTATTGGGAAACGACTTGGGAAGACCACCCCGCCGTCGGCAACTACGGCGTGGTGAGCGACCCGAAACTTGCCGCCCAAATCGTCAGTGACCTGGTCTTCCAGGGCTTCGACATCATCTTCGCCTCCGCCGACTAAGGAACACCCGACATGAAGATCACCCGCGCAATTTGCGCCACCCTGGCGCTCACCCTCGCTACCCCCGCCCTCGCCGACCCCGCTCACGACTGGGAGCACGCCTATTGGGCGCTCTCCGCGATCGACGCCGCCGAGACGATCACCTGCCTGCAGCAGCACCGCTGCGAGGAAGGCAACCCGATCTTCGGCAAGCACCCGAGCGCCTTCAAGCTCATCGCCGGCAAGCTCGCGATCGGCGCCCTCCACGCCGTCGTCTTCGAAAAGATCTACGACCGGAACCCGCGCTCGGCCCTGCGCTACGCCCAGTTCAGCGTCGGCCTCCAGGCGGGAGTGGTCGGCTTCAACGCCCGCATCTGGATCAAGTGACCTAGTCACTTCTCCCACAACCCCTTCAGCAAACACCCAATTTAACGGAGGTCACCACCATGACCTACGTCCTCTGCTGGCTTGACCAGCCGATCATCTCCTCGACGAACCACGCCGAGGTCTACCAGGCCGCTCTCAACAACGGCCTCGCTGTCAACGCCTGGGGATGCCTGTTCACGCTGGTCCCCGGGGCAACGATCAGGAAGCATTGACATGAACAGCTACCGCATCGCGGCCATCGGCCTCTTCCTCTACGTCGTCGTCGGCATCGTCACCTTCGGCCACGCCGCGGCGCACGCCCAGCCGGCATACGACAAGATCTACGCCGATTGCGCGCACACCACCTCGGCTTCTTCTGTCTGTGACCTCGCGAGAGACACACCGCCGCCCGCGCTTAGTGGGATCGCGGCCGGTCTTCTCTGGCCCTTCTACTGGTCGTGGGAGGCGTTCAGTGCTTGACCAGATCGCCGCCGCGATCGCGGCCAAGAACTGTATCGCCTTCAGCTACGACGGCCTCAACCGGTTCGTCGAGCCGCACGCCTGCGGCCTCACCGCCCGTGGCAAGCCCGTGTTCCGCGGCTTCCAACCGGCCGGCGAGACCAGCCGCGAGCATGGCTGGAAGCTCTTCTCGATCGAGAAGATCGAAGACCTGCAGGTCCTTGGCCTGACGTTCGCCGAGCCCCGGCCCGGCTACGCCCTCAACGACAAGCAGATCCCGCATCTCAAGGCGCAGATCGATGCCTAAATTCCGCGTCCCGATCACGCGCGACGTGACAGTCACGGCCTACATCACCGTCGAGGCCGAGAGCCCCACGGGTGCCGTCTGCTACGCCCTCGAATACGCGCGCGACCCAAATCTCAACTGGGAGCTCGACGATTGCGAGGGCGGCGAGCCCTATTTCGCCGGCGACGACGACCTCGACGCCGTCGAGCAAGTGCTGGACGGCCCGACCGTGACTCTCAACTTCAACCCGCAGGCTTGGATGCGTGACTACGCCATGTCTGTTGACCCCGAGGGGGACACGACCTGGGAGGTCTCGCGCGCCGAGTTCCTCGCCATGTTCCCCGACGAGGCGACGTTCAACTCGCAGCACCAGCTTCGCGACGATCTTCGCCATGAGGGCACCGCACCGAAATGGATCCACGACTGGTCCGGCCCCTTCGAGGTCGAGCTCTTCACCAATCCGCAGGAGGTTTGGCCCGATGACTAAGCAATTCTGGCAGTGCGACGTCACTGACCGCGAGGACAATATCTGGACCGGCCCCGTCATCTACGGGAGTCACCAGCAGGCCGAGTTCGACACCATGCTCGAGCTGCGCGCTGATTGGGGGGCGGACTACCTGCCCGACGCCTTCAACGACGCCTTCCCCGAGAATGGGGATGAGGGCGTGGATTGGACCTACCCCGGCGACGAGACGTGGAACACGCTCGGCTTCTGGGACGAGCTCTCGGTCAACACCTTCATGCTGGCCCTCGACCCGGCCGTCGCTCTCGCCAAGCTCGGCAAGCTCGAGTGCCACCTGACCGAACCGCTGATCGAAAAGATCGTCAACGGCGAGGTCCGCGCCGAAATCGGGCTGATCATATGATCCTCGACCGCGTCATCGCCCTCGCCGACGAACTCGGCGTTCCGCACTACGACGTCATCACCTGCACCACCTCGGCGTCGCGCGCCGGTCGGATCCTGGCCCGTGTCGAGACGCTCCTCATGATCGACC